ATTAATTAAAATATTAGATAAAAATTATGAGGAATTTATTAGAGATAAGTAATAATCTACCTATACCATCCCCTTATACTTTAACTATTCAAGAGTTTACTAAATTATATTTAAAAGATAAGTCTAAAGGAAAAGAAACGGCTATTAAAGAATTATCTTATATTTATTTTAAATGTGATCATAATTCCCCATATGTTATTTATGATGAAGAGGAAAAGGAACTTAAAATAAAAGAAAGTCTTTTTGGGGAGAACAGTAAGTGGAGTCCAGATGCTGAGGTAAAAGCAGCATGCATTAGATACTTAAGTCTTACAGATACGCATGCAGTTCTTTTACTTAAATCCGCCAGAAAGTCTGTTAGAAAATTAGAGAAATACTTTGATGCCATAGATTTAACCTTAGTAGATGATCATGGTAAACCTTTGTACTCAGCTAAAGATCTTGTAGTTAATTTATCTAAGATTGGAGATGTGGTTGTAGGGCTATCTAAATTAGAAGAACTGGTTAAGAAAGAGGATCAAGAACATGCATCAACAAGAGGAAAAGTGGAATTAAACAAATATAATACATAGTGGAGAAGTTTGAGAATGACTTAGAGATATTTAATGAGGCTATGCACAATGCATATTTATTAGTTACACATAGAACTACTATGGATAATTTATATGAATCTCTAGATAAAGGGCTTGGGCATTTAGCTCTTCCCTTTGACCCAGAGCAGCATGATGGTAGATCTAATGATATAATAGACATGCTAGTAAGTCATTTTGTAGAAACAGAAGAATATGAGAAGTGTGCGGAATTACTTAATATAAAAAAGCAAATTGAAGACGAACTTTAAAGATAGTTATAAATTTAGTGCGGCAGCTAATTATTATAAAAAACATACTATGTACACTTCAGCTCTACCTGGAACTAGGGATTATTTTGAGTTTTGGGACAAGGAAGCTGATAGGTGTATGCATGGTATTAATGTAGACGGTATACACATAACAGGTTTTCATTATTTTTATTTAAATTATTGTCCTATTGATAGGGCAGTAGATGAGGTATTACCTGACGGAACAGTGCAAGCAAAACGTGAACGTACTTTCCCTAGTTTTTATGATGGTGATTATAACTACTTTCAACAGATAGATATAGCTAGAAAGTCAAGTAAACATATGATAGTATTAAAAGCAAGGCGTAAAGGATACTCCTATAAGGCGGGATCCATGTTAGCTCGTAATTATTTTCATGTTCGTAACTCTAAGAACTTTGTATTTGCATCATCAAAAGAATTTTTAATTGGAGATGGTTTATTATCAAAGGCTTGGGACTTTTTATCATTTATAGATGATAATACAGCTTGGGCTCAACCTAGACTACGTGATAGGGAGATGAGTAAAATGTCTGGGTATAAAAAGAAAGTTAATGGAGTAGAGATAGAACTGGGTATGAAGTCCCAGATAATGGGGGTGTCATTAAAAGATGCTCCGGATAAGGTGAGGGGAAAGGCGGGTGAACTAGTATTCTTCGAAGAAGCTGGTTCATTCCCTGGCCTCCTCAAAGCTTGGGAGGTAACAATGCCAACAATGAGACAGGGATCTAAAACTTTAGGTATGATGGTAGCGTTTGGAACTGGTGGTACAGAGGGATCTGACTTTGAAGCTATGGAAGAAATATTTTATAATCCAGCAGCATATGATTGTATGGATTATGAGAATATATGGGATGAAGGGGCTATGGGTACAACTTGCGGATACTTTATTCCTATAGAAGAAAATCTAGATGGATTTATGGATGATGATGGTAATTCATTACGAGATGTGGCTAGAATTTTTCAAGAAGAAGAAAGGAATAAAAAGAAAGGTAGTAGTGACCCTAAAGCTTTGGATCAATATATAGCTGAGCATCCATACTCTCCTAATGAAGCGACATTACAAGTGAGTGCCAATTTATTTGATATAGCTAGTTTAAAAGAACAATATAATAAAATTAAAGTGCATAATTTAGATTCTTTAGGTATTGCGGGGGATCTACATTATGGGGGTGAAGGTCAAATAAAATTCAAAGCTAATCCTAATCTTAAACCGGTACATAGATTTCCACATAAGAAAGATGATGATAATACAGGATGCCCAGTAATATTTGAATCTCCCTATAAGAATCAAAACGCCCAAGTACCTGCAAATCTATATATAGCTTGTCATGACCCTTATGGGCAAAGTCAATCTGCAGACTCGAGATCTTTAGGGAGTGTTTATATATTAAAGAGACCTAATAATCTCTCAACACCTGATGATATAATTGTAGCCTCATACGTAGGTAGGCCAGCTACATCTGATGAGTTTAATAGGAATTTATTTATGCTAGCTGATTATTATAATGCTAAAATAGGATTTGAGAATGATCGAGGTGAAGTTATAGCATACGCAAAGAGACATAGAAAGTTACACAGGCTACAAGAGGAATTTGAGATGCTAGATAAAAGAGAACTGCAATCAAGAAAAGTTCGAAGACAATATGGTATGCATATGACTGAGCCTAGAAAAAGACAGGGGGAGATATATATAAGAGATTGGCTTATTACACCTAGAGGTAAAGATGTTGATGGGGAGGCTTATCTTAATCTACATACTATACATGACCCTGCACTTATAACTGAATTAATAAAATTCAACCACGCCGGTAACTTTGATAGAGTTATGTCGTTAATGATAGGAATGTTTCATAATAGAGAGTTATATAATTCTGAAGTACGAGACGTTTTGGAAGACAGAGCAGCTGACAAGTGGTTTGATCAAAATCATTACTAATGGATAATAAATGTAAAAAAGAATCTTATATGCCTCTACCAGAGTACCTGTCAATAGGTTCGTCTGCTATACATGGGGCTGGAATATTTGCAACAGAAGATATACCTAAAGGAGTTGATATGGGAATTAGTCATGTCTATGATACAAATTTTCAACATAATTATGTAAGGACTCCTTTGGGGGGTTTTATTAATCATAATGAAAATGCCAATTGTGAGTTAATCGAGGACAGTGATGATATGTCATATAAAAGAATAAAGACTCTAAGGAGAGTAGAGCAAGGAGAAGAAATTACTTTAAAATATTCTATGTACGATATTTGCAATTATTTATAAGTGTTATAGTAATAATATAATATACCATTATATTTTAAAATACTAGAGTTAAGAAATAAATGAGTATATTTGTAGGTTAATTAAACTAAGGCAAAACGATTATGAGTCAAGAAATTCCAAAGCAAAAATTACCAACATCAAAAAAAAATAAAAAGTGGGCTATAAAGTGTGTAGAAGCTTTTATAGGTTTAGCTGATCACACTGCATATAATATTAGTGATAGAAGAGGGGACTTAAAAAGATTATTTGATTTTTATAATGGAGAGATAGACGAGCATGATTACAATTATGTTTTAAAACCTTATGGTAAATCTAGAAAAAACTTTCCTTCTAAACTTAGGAATTATCCAATTCTAAAACCTGTTATTGATTTGTTATTAGGGGAGAAATCTAAAAGACCTTTTAATTTTACAGTAGCTGTAACCAATTCTGATGCTATAGATTTAAGAGAGGAAGACAAAAAAAGTAAACTACTAGCTGCCTTACGTCAAATGTTTGTAGCTAAAGTTCAGCAGGCGGGACAAATGGAGGGAATGGAGCCTGTAGACGAAGCAGAAATTGAAACTCCAGCACACATTGCTAAGGAATTTAATAATACATATGTAGACATGCGAGCCTTAAAAGGTCAGCAAGCTTTAAATTACATTCATCAAAATAATGAATTAGAAGATAAGTTTAGAAAAGGATGGTTTAATTTTTTAGTATCTGGAGAGGTCTACACGCACAGAGGTGTAAGAAATAATGAAGTATTTTATGAAATACTTAATCCTCTAGATGTTGATTATGATTTAGATCCAGATTTAGATTTTGTAGAAGACGGGGACTGGGCGTCAGTACGAAAGTTTTCACATGCTTCTACTATAATAGATCATTTTCATGATGAATTAACACCTGAAGAAACTTCTAGATTAGAAGATCCTGAGATATATAATACAGAGTCCTCTGCATGGCTCAGTAATAAAGCATCAGAGTCAAGGCGCGGCGAATCAAGACTTATAGAGGTTATAAATGTATACTGGAAGTCTAGAAGACGAATAGGTTTTTTATCTTTTATGGATCCAAATACAGGTGATATGGAAGAAGAAATTGTACCAGATGGATTTGAGATGCCCCCAGAATTAGAAGAAGCAGGTGCGACTATAAAGTGGGAGTGGACTAATGAGGTTTGGGAGGGAACAAGAATTGGTAAGGATATATATGTAGGTCTTAAACCTATATTAAACCAGAGAACCTCCATGGATAATCCTTCTAG